TTATTAAGCAGCTTCAGGAAGGTAAAACTACTGAAGCAATCAGAACGCTGAAGTCTTCACTATATGAAAGTACTTCAGAAATGATCGAAGAAACCAAACAAGACGTCATCGCTTCTTATGGCTTTAAAGTCAATGAAGGAAAGAAAAAGAAATATAATGAAGAAGATGAAGAAGACATGGATGACGAAGAAGATGAAGAAGACATGGATGACGAAGAAGACGAAGAAGATGATAAAGAGGAAGACTAATCATGTCTGAACAATTAGAAGAAGCACGTAGAGTTGTTCGCGTAAACTCTAAAGGCAAAAAGACACGTAAAACAAAATGTCGTAAAGGCTTTAAGGTTTCTTCTAACGGTAAGTCATGCGTTCCAATTTCTGGTGCAGACAAAGCTAAGAAAAAGCGCGCAGTAAAGAAAGCCGTTAGAACAAAGAAATCTAAAGGCGGTGGTGCTAAAACTCGCGCTAATCGCAAGCGTCTTAAGGCTATGCGTAAAAGAAAGAGTATGAATCTATGAGTAAAAAATTCAACTTACTAGTCGAAAACTCTGACCAGATTGAAGTCCTGACAGAACAGACTGAACAAGGCAAGCAACTATACATTGAAGGTATTTTTGCTCAGGCGGAACGTAAAAATGGTAATGGCCGTATTTATGAAAAGCACATTATGGAAGGTGCTATTGATAAGTACATCAAAGAATACGTTTCAAAACGTCGTGCGTTAGGTGAACTCAATCATCCAGAGTATCCAACAGTCGATCCAGCTGAAGCTGCTATTCGTATTACTGAACTTAAGTGGAATGGTAACGATGTATACGGTAAAGCACTTGTACTGAATACACCAAAAGGTCAGACAGTAAAAGGTTTACTTGAAGGTGGATTCAACATGGGTGTTTCTACTCGTGCACTTGGTTCTCTGAAAGAAAAGAATGGTGTCAAGTACGTACAAGACGATCTAATGTTCACAGCAGTTGACTGTGTAGATAATCCTTCAGCACCAGATGCTTATGTCAACACTCTCTCAGAATGCAAGAAGTGGATGATTAATGAGTCCGGTGTTTGGGTTCCAAGTACTGAAGAAGCTCGAGAAGACATTAATCAAGAGCTCTTCATGGAAAAACTAGAACAGTTCATCAAAGGATTCAAAAAATGAAATCAATGAAACAGTTTTTAAATGAAGAAAAAGATGAGTATAAAGTCACTGTAACGGTACGTGATGCTCGCAAAGCAAACGATATTGCTAAAGATATGTTTCGTGGTTCTTATAAGAATGATGGTTCAAATGTATTCATTTTCAAGTCAGAAGATGACCAATATGAATTCGCAGATGTGCTTGACAACGCTGGTTTAGAGATAGATCTCTAGATGAAGCACACCGTAAGTCTGCTCCAAGAACTGAACGTGTTTCTCTAAAAGATTTTATTGCTAATGTAAAATAACTTTAAATGTATTAAGATATAAATAGTATTAAGTAAATCAACCATGAGGTTAATCAAATGAATGAAAATCTACAAAAAATCTTCGAAGGTATGGAGCTGAGCGAGGACTTCAAGAAAAAATTTGAAGAAATCTATAATGCTCGTATTGAAGAAGAAACTCAAAAGATTGAAGAATCAGCTAATGAAGCTGCTGAAGAAAAGTATTCTAAGATTTCTGAAGAATATGCAGAGTATATTGTTGGCGAAATGGAAGACAAGACTGAAGCATACATCAACGAAGAAGTAATTCCTTCTGTTGAAAAGTATGTCGACTATGTCGCTAAAGAATTCATGAACGAAAACAAGCTTGTTATTGAGTCAGAAACAAAAGTCAGCTTGGCAAACAGGTTCCTTTCTGGATTCTCTCAGGTCGCTGAGCAATATAATGTAGTAATCCCTGAAGGGCAAGCTAACGATATTGAAGCACTTCAAGCAAAACTTGATGAAGCTAACCAGCAAGTAGAAAAGCTGATGAGCAAATCTGGTGAACTTGAAGATCAGATCACAGAAAGCAAGAAAGCAAAAATTGCTGAATCTGTATCTGGTGATATGACAGAAACACAGCGTGAGCGATTCGTTGAATCAGCTGGTCGTGTTAAGTTCATTGATGAAAGTCAATATGAATCTGCAATGCAGGAACTGAAAGAATCCTTTTCTCCTGAAAAAGATAAAAGCAAAGAAAGTCTAAATGAGAATCAAAAGGAAGAAGGTACACAAGAACGTGTAACTGAATCCGATTCTTGGATGGATAATCTTCTGTCTAGAGTTTAAATCGCTACTTTAATAAATAAATATAAGTAAATCAATTAAGAGGTTTTACAATGGAACAAATCAACGAAAAGGTCACTCAACTGATCGAATCTGATAAGTTTCCAAAAATTGGAAACGATTACAAGAAGTACGTTACTGAACGTTCACTTCACAATCAGATTGAATACATGAAGAGCATTAACGAAGCATCTGCGGATACTTCTACACAAACTGCTGGTGTAAACAATTGGGACCCGGTTCTAATTCGCATGGTACGTCGTTCTATGCCACAGCTTATGGCATTTGACCTAGCAGGCGTACAGCCAATGAGTGGACCTACTGGTTCAATCTTCGCTATGCGTTCACGCTACACCAACCAAACTGGTGATGAAGCACTATTTAATGAAGCTAAGTCTGGTTACTCAGGTGCTGGTACTCAAGCTGGTGATACTTCTGGTTTCGCTGCTGATGCATTCGGTACAGGTGATCCAACTACTGGTACTGATTACGGTTCAGGTATGGATCTTTCAACTGCTGAAGGACTTGGTACTGAAAGTGGTACTCCTTGGCAAGAAATGACATTCAGTATTGAACGTACTGATGTTTCTGCTAAGTCACGTAAACTGAAAGCATCGTTCACTCGTGAGCTTCAGCACGATCTTCGTCAGATCCACGGTCTTGACGCAGAATCTGAACTTGCGAACATCCTTTCTACTGAAATCACAGCAGAGCAGGATCGTGAACTTCTACGTACTATTAACGTATCTGCACAGATTGGTGCTCAGGACGCAGCTGTTCCTGCACTGTTCGACCTTGCAGCTGATTCCGATGGTCGTTGGTTGGTTGAGAAGTTCAAGGGACTATTGTTCCAAATCGAACTTGAAGCTAACGAAATTGCTAAGCAGACTCGTCGTGGTAAGGCTAACCGTCTGATCTGTAGTTCTAACGTTGCATCTGCTCTGAACATGGCAGGCGTACTTGACTACAACCCAAGCCTACTTGCTAATCTGAACGTAGATGAAACAAGTACTACATTTGCTGGTGTTCTACTTGGTCGTTACCAGGTACACATCGATCCTTATGCAACTCGTGATTATATCACTGTTGGTTACAAAGGTTCAAATGCTTGGGACGCGGGTGTTTACTGGTGCCCATACGTACCGCTTGAGATGGTTCGTGCAGTTGGTGAGGATTCATTCCAGCCACGTATCGGTTTCCAAACTCGCTACGGTGTACGTGCTAACCCATTCTCTTCTACTCTACCTAACGGTTCTGCTAAGGCAGGAAACGGTCTGGGCCAAGGCGAGAATGAGTACTTCCGCAAGTTCGCGGTAGCAAATCTTAAGGGTTAATTCTTGAGATAATAATAAGAAGAAAAGATTGGGGACTCAATGAGTCCCCTTTTTTATGGAAAGTTTAAATTATTGGAATGGTTGGTTTCTAACATTTCCAGAGTATTGTATTCAATATTTGGTTTTTATATAGTTTCATCACTTTCCACCCCAACGTTTTGAACGAATAACTGTATATGTATCCCAATCCAATTTAGGATAGCGCATGATAAAGTAGTTCGGTGAATTTGTATTCTTTGTTCCATACAACTCCATACGATTCTCTTCTGCTATATGAATCGCAATAAACTTGTCACCTTGCCAAACAAGAGTTGATTTTTCATCAAGCTTTTCTTCAATTGGCTCGCCTGGCAATTCCATTTTGTTCATTAAAAAGTGACATGAATCAATAGACCTAGTATGTTGATATTTGAATATGATCATTATACTCCTCCACTTGTAAACTTACGCCAGTCCAAAGCAACTCTACAATGAAAGTTTCTAGATTGAATTTCTTTAATGCATCTTTCAAGATAATCAGTAATTGCTTTCTGAGCACTGACAATATCATTTACCAAGACAAGTTTTTCATCAGCTGATAAGTAGCGATCAATATCAGACTTAAGTATCTTTTCATGAATTACTCCATTCTGGCTATAGTACTTATCAGTCTGCTTGCCTTGGTAGTATTTCCAACGCTCAAGCTTAACTTTTTCTTTAAGAGCATAAAGATCTTTCAACTTCAAAGTATGATCTGTAAACACGTCATTGTACTTTGTATGGAGCTTTGGTGTTTTCAATACCTCAGTATCCAATTCAAAGTCATCAATAGACAGATCAGAAGCAGCCATCTTTTTGATTCTTTCGAGCTCTTCGATGATCCCGTCTTTCAACGAAACGAGATCATCTGATACACTTTTACTTAAACCCATAATTACTCTTCAATAGTGAATCTGATTTTTTCTTTGAGATTGTAAGCTTTACCATTATACCAAACTGATTTAGGAAAGCTATCATCGTACATGCCTTCATCAATATCTTTGTTAATCAATCTTACACCATGATCTATCGTATGAACCATGTGTACAACGATGTCTTCAAGATAAGTCTTACCGTCTTTACCGAATTCGTGGGCAGCATTTTCATAAGGAAAGATAATGAATGGTGTAAATCCTACAATAGACTTTTCTTTAGACTGCGGTTGCTCAACAAGTTTACGTTGCTCTTAGATAGGAATTTTCTTCAGGCTACGAAAAACATAACTTCTACGCATTCCATTAGTATCATCAATTTCTACTGCAGCTTCTTGAAAAAATTTGTCAGCAGACATAATAGTACCTTCGCACCCATTAAACTTAGACCATTTAGATTCAATTGTTACACGATCACCACTAGTAAACATTTACAATTCTCCATTCCAATCTTCATTGATTTCCTCGCCGTTGACATCAATAATTTTGAATTGATTATAGCGAAGAGTTACACTCGTAGTCAATACTACAGATTGACCGACAGATGTATATTGTAAACCTTCTAGAGAAAGAGGGAAACAATCTAAGTAAATAAATTTTGTGATTCTTTCTCCATTTGCATTCAATGCCGTAATCTCACAGCTGTTTGTCTGATTTAAATGAGCACCATCATTATTCTTACACTTTAGCATCCACTTGTAAAAGTAAAGCCATTCACGATGATCATCTGATACTAAGAGCTGAATGTTAAGCGGCTCTGTTTCAATCTTATTGGTTGGAAGAAATAAGTCTTTACGACCAGAACCGAATGGTGCTTGGCCGAATGTTAAGTCAGCAACATTAGTTCCTTGAACACTATATGATGTATCTTTACTCTCACCAACTGTCATAATGTAATTAACTGATCTTGCTAAGTCTCTTTGTTCCACAATTTTTCTCCTATTAAATAGAACATATAGAAGAATTTATTAAGAGTCAAACACATGAAAAATTTTAGACAGTTTATCACAGAAGAAATGTCGCAGTTTAGTGGCTTTTTGATTTCACGAGATAATATGCCACAAATCAAAAATGTAAAAGACTATGTGAACTTTATAGAGCGTCAGGGAATCAGAGTTGACTCTGGTAATATGATGGTCTATATGTTTCGTCCTACTCAGATTAACTTTGAGCAAGAAAAAGTCGATCGTATTAAAGCTGATGTTGGCGATGACACTTCTACTATGACACCTATCGTTGTATCAGAAGATGGATTTGTATTAGATGGGCATCATAGATATTTTGCAGCACGACAGATGGATATAAGCATTCCCGTCATTACAGTCAATTTACCTATTAATAAATTACTTAAACTCACAAACGAATATCTTGAGTATAGCGATGGTTGATACCGTTACGATTCAGAAAATAAACGAAGTATGGATGAAAGTTACATGTAACGAACCTTACATGGAGATGGATATCTCTGACCACTTTCAGTTTGAAGTTGCTAATGCTCAGTATGATCCACGAGTTAAGTTTGGACATTGGGACGGCATAAAGCGTCTATACAATCGCAAGACAAAACGTATGCATTGCGGGCTATTGTTTGAACTTCTTAAACTTGCAGACAAACAAGGATGGAAAACGAACATTGATCCATTGCTTGTTCCAGAACCTGAGCAGATTGAAGATGAAGACTTAGACGAGCTCATCAGGTTTGTCAATCCACACTCTGATGGAAATCCAATTGATCCTTATGACTATCAGCGTGAAGCTGTAAAGTATATGCTGAACATGGATCGCTCTACTGTACTCGCTGCAACATCAGCAGGTAAGTCACTCATTATATATATCGCTATACGCATCTATCAGCTTATGGACGAGATGGAAGGCAAGCGTATATTTATTACCGTCCCATCTAAAGCATTAGTTGAACAGCTTTACAATGACTTTGAAGATTACAGTAATTTTGAAGGGTCAAATTGGAGTCCTAAAAGTTTCGTACAAAAAATCTCTGGTGATTATAGCAAACGAGTTGATATGCCGATTGTGATTACGACATGGCAGTCAATGCAAAAGCTACCTCACTGGATATTCGAAGACATGGGTGCTATTTTTATTGATGAGACTCATACTGCATCTGCATCCGTCTTGACAGGAATTCTTGAGAAAGCGATTAATACAAAACATCGGCACGGACTCACTGGTACACTTGATGAAGTAGAATGTAATCAGCTCGTCATACAGGGTCTATTAGGTCCAGCTAAAAGAATTGTAACAGCACGTGAACTGATTGATCAAGGACGAGCTGCTGAGATTATTGTACGTATGTCGATGATTGATTATCCTGAGTCATTCAAGAAAGAATTGTATGATGTCAAAAAGAACATCAATCCAAAGAAAGGATACACCTACGAAATTGAAACGATAAATGAAAACGAGTACAGACGCAAGTTCATTCTGTCAATGGTCAAGTCTATGCCAGGAAATTCACTTGTACTGTTTGATCGAGTTGATAAGTATGGAGAAGAGCTATACGAAGAATTCAAAAAGTATCATGAGAACACTTTTCTGATCGTAGGTAAAGTCAGTGCTACTGAAAGAGAAAAGATTCGTGTCAGTATGGAAGAATACGAAGATGCAGTTATCTTTGCATCATTTGGTACAATGCAGCAAGGTATATCAATCAAGAAGCTGAAGAATATGTTTATCATATCATCTTCAAAATCGATCGTTCGTATACTTCAGTCAATTGGTCGTATGATGCGAGTTCATAAAGAATATAAAAATGCAATGATCTTTGATATCGTAGACGACTTATCTTATGATGGTAAACCAAACTATTGTCTGAAGCATGCTGAAGAACGAGTTCGTTTCTACAATAATGAGCAGTTTATTGTGAAATTTGATAAGTATGACATACGGAAGTTTATGAACGATCTATCAATAGATGACTTCATATCTTAGAGTTTGTCTCGTGGTGTCTAGCTGAACTTTAATTGATAAGATGATATAACCTACACCTACTAGTTAAAGTTTCTCTCGAAGCTTCTCAGCCTTTGTAGAGGTTATGACACCACAGAGTAAATCACAACGTTCGTTCTCTTCAACTCCTGTATGACCACGAACCCATTCAAACTGAATATTAGAAAAACCAGATTTGTAAACAAGCTTATCAAAATATTTCCATAATTCTTTGTTTTTGACATTTTGCCATGCTTTAGCTTTCCAACTAAAGATCCACTCTGAAATACCTTTCGTACAATATTGAGAATCAGATATTACTGTGATATCAGCATTTTTAACAGTATCATTCAATTCTAATAAAAATTCCAATGCCTTAATAATACCAGTCATCTCTGCAACATTAGTAGACAGCTTACCTTCTGTCAATTCAAAATTTTGTTCATGGTAAAATCCAAAATCTGTCTTGATTACAAATGCACAAGCACATTTATTATTATGACGATTATAAGAACCATCTGTCCAAATATTAATTTTCATATTAATACTCAATTAGTTTTAAAAACAAATAGTATTATTACTTTAAAATTATTTAATGTAAATTCAATTTAGTTTAAATAATAGTTCTTAATTAATGATTATTTTTTAAACAAATATGGTATAATTGATATTATTATTTCTAATAGATATAGAGGACTTTATGAAAATAAAAAGTAAGATTAATGATGTTGATGATGTAGAGTTAGAACTGATTAGAGATGGTAAGATGAGAGATTCTACTTCTAGCTATGGATATGTTAATAATAAAGAGCTATATGAAGAATACAAAAAGTATTATGATAGAAAAATGAAAGCTGTTGAGAATGATGAGACTATTCCTCCTTTGACAGAAAAGATCGGTGCAGCTATTATTCAGATTGCTACTCGTCGTTGTAATTCTAGACAATTTGTTGGATATTCAAATAACTGGAAAGAAGAACTTGTTTCTCATGCAATTATGACAGCAGCTATTCGTGGTCATAATTTCAATCCACATAAATCTGACAATCCTTTTGCTTATTTAACTCAAGTCTGTAACAATGCAATTATTGAACAGTTGAAAAAAGAAAAGCGTCAACTGTATGTTAGGTACAAAGGTCTTGAAGAAGCAAACGGTTTTAACGGAGAAGTAGATGAGAATAATCTTAACGAGGCTGATCTTCATAATCATAATAACAATAATAACGGACCTGCAATACAAAGAAGAAAATATATCGCAGATTATGAAAAAACCTTTTTATCAAAGAAGCAAAAAGATGATACAATAGATTCAGGTTTAATGTGTTTCATTGATGGAGAATAGTAATGTCTAAGACATTTAAAGACATATGTGGTTTTAAGAAAGGCGAATCATATTGGGAGAATAGCCAAGGTGGTTGCATTCGATTCACAGTAAAAGATGATGCAGAAATTAATGATACTTCTGCTGGTAATCAAGTATCGTTTATTGGAGTGACTTCTGAAGGTCAAGAAATTGAATATATGGTTACCGAACACTACGAATATTATTGCCCAACAATCTCGGATTACAAGAAATACTATACATGGGAAGAGATTCAAGCAGCCATTGCAAAAGAGAGACAATATGTGTGACAAAATAGGAATCGTTGGAGACATACATATCGGAGCAAGAAGCGGATCAAAAGTATTTCGTCAATTGTTTCGTGAATATTTTCGTGATGTCTTTTTTCCAATTATAAAGACACGAGGAATTAAAAAGATCATTCAGCTGGGTGACTTCTTTGATAACCGTAATAGTGTTACGCTGCATGATATTGATTATGTCATCAATGAATTTATTCCTCAGCTTGAAGACACAGGCGCAATAATGTATGTGCTTGCTGGCAATCATGATGTGGCTCACAAGAATACAAATGCGGTCAACTCTCTATCTATGCTCAGAACGTCAAATAACATTGTCGTTGTCGATAATGAGATCGAGACAGTAGAGACAGAATCAAAAACATTTGTCTTATGTCCTTGGATCAATGATGAGAATCAAAACGATCTACTTTCTGAAGTTGCATCCTTTGCAAATAAGAATCATATACTGTGTGGTCATTTTGAATTCGCTGGTATGAAAATGTACAAGAATTCAAAATTGTCTGATCATGGACTCGATCCAATAAAATTCAAGAAGTTTTATATGGTCATCTCAGGTCATTTCCACCATCCATCAACATACGGCAACGTATCATATATGGGATCAGTGTTTCATCTTAACTGGATGGATGCTAATGATTCTAAGTATGTATATATCTTTGACACGAACACTGATGAATTCGAGCAGATTGAAAATATCTACAATCCGTTTACAGAATTCGAGTATCATGAAGATGATCTATTCAACATGTCTGATACCGATCTTAAAGATTTCTGTCATGAACAGTTCATTCGTATTCATATCAATAAAGAGTATAAGCGAGTCGATCTGAAAGAAGTAATCAGCAGAATTGAAAAACTTAATCCTCTAACTCTCGATGTAATTGATAATACAATAATAGATGTAGATGCTTCGATTGAAGAGCAGGAAAAAGAAGACTCGAAGACAAAAGAATTTGAAGATTATGCTGAGGACTATATCAAAGGTGACAAAAACTTATATGCAATGTTCAAAGATATAGAGCAAGAAGCTAGAGATAAAATGAAGGAAATTGAATAATGCCTAAGTTTACATCTATTAGTTACAAAAATTTAAGTTCTACTGGAAATAATTTTATTAAGATTCAGTTGGATCGTTCTTCTAGTACTCTTATTGGTGGTGCAAACGGAGCAGGCAAAACAACATTAGGTTTTGCTCTATCATACGCGTTGTTTGGTAAGTTTCCGTCTGGTGCAAATCTACAAGCTGCTATCAATTCTGTTAATGGTAAGAATCTTCTTGTTAAGCTAGACTTTAGTGAACGAGGTAGTGACTATCATGTCGTGCGTGGTGAAAAGCCGAAGAAGTTTGAAATCTATAAAGACGGGAATCTGATAGATCAAAATGCAAATGCTCGTGACTATCAGAAAATTCTTGAGCTTATCATTGGAATGGATTACAAGGTATTCACTCAAGTAGTCTTGCTTAACAAAGAAAAGTATGTACCTTTTATGGAAATGGGTGCAGCTGATCGCCGTAAGATTGTTGAGGATATACTTGATATACGAATATTTTCTGAAATGAATGATGTTTGTAAAAAGCGCATCAAAGAAAATGATCGTGAAATGTCAAACACCGAGCATAAGATTGATATCAAGAATGCTGGTATTGCTGGTCAACAAAAATTGATCAATGAAATTCAAGATTCATTGAATGAGTCTCAGGAAAAATCAAAAGTTGAGATTGAGTCAAATCAAAAGCTTTCTCAGAAATATAAGAACATGAAGTTTAAGCTAATTGATCAAATTAATCAGATTGATATTAGCGGACAAGCTAAAGCGAAAAAGCGTAAGTCTGATTTTGAAAAGCTAGCAGTTCAATTTGAAAGTCAGATCAATATGGCGAAAAAGAATGCTGCGTTCTTTGAAGACAATGATCACTGCCCTACATGCGAGCAGTCGATTTCTGAAGACAAGAAATCTGAAAAGAAAGAAGAGTGTGATCACAAAGTCTCTGAAGTTCAGTCCACTGTATCTGAAATGATGGATGAACTGCAGAAAACAATTGCTGAAGTTGAAGAATACGAAAAGCTAGAAGAAAAGCGTCGTAAGCTACGTATCGAAGTTGATCAACTTGATTTTAAAATTAGAGAAGTAGAGTCAGCAATCAAAAGATTACAGAAAGCTTCTGAGAATGATTCTAGTGCAGATAAATTAGAGACTGCTATATCCTATTATAATGATATTGAAAAGGAGATAGAGGGTCTTAGAAATGATCTAGAAAAGTTAATTAAAAAGGATGAAGACCTAAAGAAGCTTCGTGGTATGTTAAAAGATGACGGAATCAAAGCTGATATCATTAAAGAGTATATGGCTCTGATGAACAAGAAGATTAACGAATATCTTCAAGCAATGAATCTGTATATCAATATGGTCCTTGACGAAAATTTTAAAGAATCGTTTAAAGCAATGCACAAAGAGAAGTTCACTATGTCCAATCTGTCAACTGGTCAGAAGACTCGTGTGAACCTCGCAATATGGCTCGCTCTGCTGGAAATTTCTTCAATTAAAAATAGTGTTGTGTCAAATGTGTTATTTTTAGATGAGATACTTGAAGCATTGGATGCTGAAGGTGTTAAAGATACAACGAATTTGTTTAAGGAAAAGCTCAACGATAAAAATATATTCGTTGTGACTCAGAGATTTGATGAATTTCAAGATTTATTTAGAAATCAGATACAGTTTAAATTAAATCAAGGATTTACGGAGATCGTATAATGAGCAAAAGTGAATTTAGAAAAGCACTTGCTGAATGTGGTACAGGTAACTTACGAATGACAGAAGATAAGCATGGCCATCGATTGTTCTGTTACACTAAGCAGTGCTTCTTTGATCGCAACTCGTGGAATGAGACAACCATATCTCATCGTGGTCGACTATACTTTGAAAATGTAAAAGTTAATCATCCATTCAAGAAAATCTTCAATGTTGATGAGGCTGATTCTACACAGTCTGATATTGTCGAGCGTCGTATGAAAGAAGAGCCGTACGATGTATATGATAAAGCAAACGGGCATCTGTTTATCATGTCCAATTTTGTCGACAGTAAAGGCGAGCAGCATGTTGTTTTTTCAACAAAAGGATCACTACCTAATCCAGAAAATGATTTGTTGAATGATGACATCAAGATTTTTGTTTCTCTATATGGAGAGCAGCTTGACAAGTTAGTTAACATTATGCCAAATTGCACATTGATGTTTGAGGCTATTGTTGCTCATGATAAGCATTCAATGTATGATCTACAAGTAGAACAGTATGGAAAAGAAAACTGTTTTGTTCTATTGGGTGCAGCGGTTAATCTTGGATACGACTATGATCAGCTAGGTGAAAAGTTTGTTAAAAGTGCAGTCGTTCATTCGAAGCATAATAACACTACACTTGAAGATGAGCCATGGGTAGAGTGTGAATGGGATCAAATGTATAACATTGCTCAATTCATTAGATGCCCTATCATTGAAAAGTATGATGAAATGGATGGCACTCCTAAAATGTGGAAAGAACATACTGATCGTGAAGGTTATGTCATTCGATTCTTGACTAACAATGATCGCGTCAAAGTTAAGACTGATGAGTACTGGAAGAATCGTTTTAAGAAAGACTTAACACCAGAGAAGATACTTAACATGTATGTTAAAGGTGGTATCAAATTGATGCAAGAAAAGCTACCTGAAGAAATGGCGAATGATGCAATCGGTGTTATCACTAATAGACATGAAAACTGGTATCTGTCTGATGTTGTTGATCATAAAGAAGTATATGGATTCATAGCTGATAAGCAGGATAACTTTACCTCAGAAGATCGTAAGTGGCTATTTACAAAATCTCTATATACAATTCGTCAGAGACAATATATAATTGCTATCATAGAAGGTAAAGGCATCGATGTTGTTGCTGATAAAACATTAAGAAATGATTTTGTTGAATATGTAAAAGAATCATCTAATATATATGACACAATATCTAAAGAACTAGAGGAAGTCGTTTATAACGCACTTTAAAAGGTAAATGTTATGATGTTCATTATGAGAGCTACAACATGTTCAGGGAAGGACACGTTTATTGCTGAGCACTTTGAAAATCCTAATCATGTATTCTCGTCAGATAACTTTCGAGAAATGTTGTGTGGAACAATGAGTGTTCAACAGTTCAATAAGCAAGTATTTGATACAATGCACGGCATCATCGATTTTCGTTTAGCTAACAAAGTAGACTTCACTATTTACAATGCTACAAACTTGCGATTCAAAGACGCTTCTGCTGTTGTTGAAATGTGCAAAAAGTATCATGTTCCGTATATCTTTATTTCGATTGCTCCTCCTTCGCTTGAAGAGTTGCATCAAAGAAATGAGATTAGACATCTTGAGAAAAAAGTACCGCTTATTCCAGAAGGTGTTATCAACAAGCATTTTGAGCGGTATGAATCTTGTCGTCCACGCTTTATGGAAGAAGCATTTTATAGTGACCTTTGTAAGTTCATTGAGGTCGATCAAAATTATGAGGTGATCTGTGAAATTTAAAGACAGGATGAAATCAATAATGCCAGGTGCTATGCTCATCAATGGCAATGATCGTCCAGTTATTGCTATTGGTGATGTACATGGTTGTGCAAAAGAATTTGAAGAGCTATGTGCATTGATCACATTAAAGTACACAAACCCTTTAATTGTACAGGTTGGTGATCTAATTGATCGTGGACCTTATTTCAAAGAAGTGTTTGATGTCGTAAAGAAGTATGATGTTGTTACTTTAACTGGAAATCATGAGTTGAATTTCTTGTTAGAATATAGAGGATTAAAGAGATGTAATTCTTTAGCAAGAAGGGAATCACATGATCGTATGGCTAGACTATCTACTGAAGATCAAGAGTCTATCCTTGAGATTTTGGATAAGTCGTTAAATGCAGTAGAAATAAACTATGATGTTGAAAAGATCTTACTGTCTCATTCTCCAATCAAAGGAGTTGAGTCTTTAAACTTTACATATAACGCATGGGGCTGCTGTACAAGAAATGAACCTTATGATCGTACTACATTGGGTGCTTATGAATGGAAAGCTGTTCATGGTCACCAGCATTGGAACTATACCCCAATTGAAGATCAGATCGCAACAAATGTAGCGTTTAACGTTGATGGAGGCGTAGTATATGGTGGAGAGTTAGTTGGTCTTGAAGTTTTTACTGAGAAGTCAATTACGGTGAAAGCAAAGAAAGTTTACTTTAATAAATGAAATACAAATAGATTCATGTTATAATGTATATGAATCGAATTAACTTATGGAGAAATATATGTCTGATATGACACTAACCCTTAGCAAAGAAACAACCGATACACTGAAGAAGCTTTATGAAGTCAATCAAGGTGTCAAGTTTGTAAAAAGTGAGAATACACTGAAAGTTAAGTCTACTGATAATAGCTTGCTTGTGCATGCTAATATCGAAGAAGAGTTTCCTCGTGACTTTTATGTCTATGATCTTCGCGAATTCCTGTCTGTTGTTAGAATCATTGACAAACCTATCCTTGATTTCTCAAATGACAAATACGTTCAGATCAAATCCGAAGATGGAACTCAGAAGCTTCGATATATTGATGCTGATCCACAATTTGTAACATCGTATGTTGATAAAGTGCCTAAGCTGCCTTCATCTGACATCGAAGTCGCCGTGACTAAAGATCAGTTTCAATCTGTTATGAAAGCAGCACAGACAATGAAGCTCGACTTTGTTGGATTCGTATGTGACGGTGAAACGATCACTCTGTCTGCATTCAACAAAAATAACGGTGATGACAATCAAACCAATAACTTTTCTATCGAACTGATGGACGGTGACACTGAGTTTGAAATGTTCTACAAGTTGGATCAACAGAATATCCCTGTCTTGCTTGGCGAAGGTGATCTTGACTTCACCATCTCCGAAAAGAAAATCTCAAATGTAAAAGCTGAGAGCGGTAAAGAATTCTGGATCGCTCTTAATGCGAATTCCAAGTACGGTTCTTAATACATTATACATGATGGTGCAGAATGGTATATAATGCTGTTCCGCACCAAACAAATGACGGAGTATATTAAATGGCTGTAACATCGCTACAGAATGAATCACTTTGGGTTGAACGGTATCGCCCGCAGAATCTGAAAGAATGTATTCTCAAAACTTCTACTATGAAAGAAGCTCAGAGTATGATCAAAGAAGGTCATATTCAGAATTGTTTGTTTTATGGTGGTCCAGGCACGGGCAAAACAACCCTCGCTCGTGTTCTATGTAAAGAACTTAATCTCGACTACATGATCGTAAACGCTTCGAATGAAAGAGGTCTAGATGTTATTCGAGAAAAGATCGCATCATTTGCAAGTACAGTGTCAATGTCAGGAAATGGTAAATGCTTTATCCTAGATGAGGCCGACCACCTATTACCTGGTACACAAGCTGCTTTGCGTAATGCTGCTGAGGAATATTCAAAGTCATGTTCAATCGTAATGACTGCGAACTATCCGAATCGTATCATTCCTGCTCTCCATTCTCGATTCGTTGGTGTTGACTTCAATGCTGATAAGAAAGAATTGGAACAGATGCAAGCTAAAATGTTTATGCGAGTAGTTGACATTCTTGACATGGAAAAAGTCGAGTATGAAGAACGTGTCATTGCTAGTGTCGTACAGAAACTGTTCCCAGATAATCGAAAAATTCTCGGTACTCTTCAACAGTATGCTCGACATGGTAAAATTGATGAAGGCGTTCTGATGACATTAGAAGATGTCTCAATCGAAGCTCTCATCGAAGCTATTCGTAACAAGAAAGCTAAGCAGGCTCTTCAATGGGCAGAGGATAACAAAGACAACGATACTTCGTCTATGTACGAAAATATCTTTAAGTCTTTAAAGCAGTGGGTTGATTCATCTTCGATTCCAGATGCTATTATGATCCTAGAAGATTATCAGCGGTACGATTCATCTGTTGCTAGTAAAGAATTGCACTTAGCTGCAATGTGCACAGAAATGATGACTTCCTTGGAGTTTAAGTAATCGTGGCTAAGCAACGAAAGCTAGACGAAAAGCAAGAACGAAAGATTGGTCTGTTTGATCTCGTAAACGATATATCGTCAGACAAGAAATATTTGTTTAATGATGATACTGCTGCTGTGTATGCACCGTTTATGATCAATAAAGCATTCAGCCAGCATGTTGATACAATTATGTTAGCAAATGAAATGAACAAACGACCATCTCTTAGCAAAGAAATGCATCATGATTTTATGTTCTATTCAATCGATGCAAAGAAGCGCTATGGAAAGTGGGCAAAGCAAGAAAATCGTAATGTCGATGTTATAAATTACATCAAAGAGCAATACGCTATTGGAAACGAACGTGCTCTTGAATATCTTGATCTAATGACTGAAGATGAAGTAAAACAAATTGAAGCAACACTTAAAAGTAAAGGTGGTAAAAAATGAAGTATGATACTCGCACTGATCGTCAAGTAGTTTTGTCTAATATGGTTGAAATCAATTTCGTTGATTCTCCTGAAGATGGGTTTCGTAAAGTAAAAGAAACTCTCGAGCGTATGGGTATACCAAAGCGTGACACTAAGTCATTGATTCAGACAGCTCACATCTTGCACAAGCAAAGACGATACTACATTTGCCACTTTAAGGAGCTCTTTGCATTAGACGGTAAGGCTGCTGAACTTTCGGAAGAAGACGTCGGTCGTCGTAATCTTATTGTAAAATATCTCACTGATTGGAATCTCATCAAGCCAATCACTGATAATGCTGAGCGTCCTATTTGTTCTCCACGTCGCTTGAAGGTAGTCAAGTATAAAGAACGTGAGTCATGGGTTTTTGAATCCAAGTACTCAATTGGAACATTGAAGCAAAACGTAGCATGAATATGAAGGTTCTGTAGAAGGATAACATATTTTTAAGAAGTTATGATAAGTGGTGTGGGTAGGGAAGTCTAAGAATAGGAACTTTCCTACCCCACTTGTGTTGTGATAGGAAGGGCGTAACCTGCATAGCGTCCTTTCGTTATTAAGGGCTTGTAGCTTAGCGGTCTAAAGCCGCGTCCCCATAAGACGTTGATCTCTGGTTCGAATCCAGGCTGGCCCACCACTTTTATAAATGGAGAAGACATGCAACTAAATGAAGATCAATTGGCAATTACTAAGAAAGTAATTGAAGGCAAAAATATTTTTATTGATGGTCCAGGTGGTGTTGGTAAATCTGTAACAGTCAATCATATTCGTAAACATTTTGGTGAATCAACCGTATTCCTAGCTCCTACAGGAATTGCTGCTCTAAATATTGACGGCGCTACTATT